ACCAGAATTACGCCTTAAGAAATATGGCGGTTGGTTGGTAGCAGAAGCTATCGAACAAGAGGAGATTGGTAAGCTTCAAAGCCAAGCCACTATTCGTGCTGTTCAGCTTGCAAAACGAATTGCTTCCAACAAAGGCATTCCATTGGACGAAGCTTTTGCGTTGCTTCAAGGTGGCGGGTCTATTACTGAAACAGAACTGCTTGCAGATTTCACGGAAGAAACACTTGCAATGATTAATAGTGGCACTTCTGTGGAAGCCACTAATGCTCGAATGGCCACTGCATTCATTCGGTCGCGAGGGCAAGGTCTGATTGATGAAACCTGGGAAGACTTGACTGACTGGGAAATTGAAGACACAAAGACATTGCCACGTCGCATTATTGCAAAAGTTGTTGAATTCATTTCCGCTGAACAAGAATCAGAAATGAAGGAGGCTGTTGAATCCACAAAAAAAGCGCAGAAGAAGCCTTCAGCTCAGTCGCAGAACGACTAGAAGATCAAGCCAGGAAATTCCTGAAGAACCTTACCGACTGGAATGCCATTTATTTTCGCCTTTCAGCTTCTGATTATAGAGACGATAGGTGGCATTCTCGGAATTTTGGTAAACAGCCAGTAGAGGATGTGAAGGCTGCTCTGAAATATCTTGAAAAACATGACATCATAAAATACAATATACAAAGTGTTGCCATTGCTAAATTTGGGACAATGGCGGCAGGGATGATGGCGGGCAAAAAGAGTAGAGTGAAGCCAGAAGATTTCTTGCCTTTTAGCTCCAGTGCCCTTAAGAAAGAAGATGGCGCAACGGACGCAAGCTTGATCGTGCTGCAGCGTTTGATGAAGACAAGGCGGTTAGATGGCAGGATTATTGCGCTACTTGCTGATGAATTAAAAAACTTCAGTGGTCGCAATCAAGACTAGGAGCTGTAGAATGAAAACAATGATGATAGTGTAAAATGGCCGGTCAAGACGCCCAGCTTTTACTGAAGGTAGGACTTGACCTGACTGCATTTAGGCAGTCGTTGGCGGGGTTGGGAGCAGCTTCTGCAGGATACAGCTTACCCATCAATGTCAAGATCAGCAGGGATGCATTAAATAAAGAACTAGCAAATTTAACCACTGCACTTGGAAAGAAAAAATTTAAAGTAGAGCTTAATATTGCTGGTGGACTAACAGAAAGTCAACTCGGAAAAATTCAAGAAAGGCTTAAGACCCTTGCAGAAACCAAGAAAGTTGAGATTCCAGTAAGCGTTGGAACTGCAGGCGTCACAAAGGCGGAACTGAGGAAAGTAGTTGCTTCTTTGAATCGTTCTGTCAGATCCTCTGACGCATTGGTAAATGGCAAGCTCCGTGTGCCTGCAACGATTGTCAGCTCTATTACCAAGGCGGATGTCAATGCATTTGCTGCAGACGTCAAAGAAAAATTAAAAGCACAAACTAAAGTGGTGCAGCAGGCCAAACCTGCCGCAATGGAAATTGCTGTTGATGAGGCAAAATTTAGTGCATTTGTAAATCGCCTGATAAAGGGGCCATTAGTCGAACTGCATGCAGCTATGAGAAAAGCTGGCATTGGAATGGCAGATGCTGGCGAAGGAGAAGTGGCCAAGCTTAAGGCCGCCATTCTTAGTGGCATCCCTCAACTAACCAGCGACATTTCAAAAGGGATTGCACAAGGCTTGGATCCCAAGCTGAAAGAAAATGGACGCAGTGGAGCCAAGAATTTAATTGATGGCTTCAAGGAAAGTACTGGTATTGCTTCTCCATCGAAAATATTTAAGCAACTTGGCAGTTTCCTGGTTGAAGGCTTGGAGATTGGCTTTACTGATCGCTTTAAAACATTCAAAGGAAAAGCACTTGCTCAGGTTCGTGATTTTGTTAGTGCATTGCGCATTGAACTTGCCAAAGTAGAAAACATTACCGGTCGAGCAGGGGCTGGTGCCATGTCTGCTGCGCCTAGAGGAGGCAAAGCTTATCTCAGCCCAGCAGGCCCACTGCCATTGAACAGTCGGGAACCCTGGACACCAAAGGCCGGTGGAGGCTATTCCCCTTATATGGGGGGAGCCTGGCCAGCTACACCATCAAGATTCCGTGCATTACCACCAGTTGCAAATGCATTGAAATATACGCAATGGGCTGGTCCACTGAGGCCTGCATTGCCTCCGGCTGGAATGACGACGGGCAGCATCGCCAGGCAGGCCAAAGTACAGGCTCGCATAGCGCAGGCTTATGTGCGTTCAGCGGAAAGGAATGCAGGGGAATATGGCCAACCCGGCAGGCTAGCTCTGCCTAGTGGCGAGATGAGAGTACAATCTCGCGTGGCAGCATTGATGAAAGATTATCGGATTGGAGGAAAAAATCAAGGGTATTCTGCGCCCATTGGACCTTTGTCAGAAGGGAGTACACAGCCTTGGGCGGCTGGAAGCCGTGGCATGCATGGGCAATCTGGATTTGAGCCGCGCTTACGATCAAGTGCGTTAGGCCCCAAGGTAGAAGATCCCTGGGTGGGGCAAGCTGGTAAAGCCATTGGGGCGAGTATTACAAAAGCAATAGCAGCAATACCAGCCCAAAAATTACTGCCAATGGCTGGACAGACAAGCTATCAAGGAAGGCTTCGCAGTATGTTTGCCGGGCTGCCAGCAATCAAAAGTCCATCAATATCCAAGGCAGGAGAGGAAAGTCTTAGCGAAAGGGGCTCTTATTTGCTTGGGAAAGCTCGTCGTACACTAGGCCTTTCAGGCACTTATGGTCAGGCATCAGTTGGAGCCAGTGGATTGACTGGAATCGCTCAGCAGCGATTGTCACCAATGGCTGGTGGTTCAACTCAATTTGGTGGCATTACGTCAGCATTGCAGAATTCCGCTACACAAGCTTCAAGTGCTACTGGGAAGTTTTCCACTCTCAAAGATGCTCTCAATTCATTGGGAGAGCGCGCTATACAAGTTGCTAGATCAGTTGCTAGGGAATCAAAGAGAGCTGTGGGTATTTCTTCTTTTGGCGACAATCGAAGGATGATACTTCAAGTGCGTAAAGAAATGGCCATGGAGTTCGATTTGATGGATGTAACCCGTCGCAGAAATGCTGCGGGGATTAGCTACGCCCCAGGATCTGCCACTGCACCGTCCACACCAGCCTCATCCTCTGCAGGCGGCGGCGGTGGGCCAGGCAGCATTCCTCCCAGTGGTGGAGGTGGTGGCAGAGGTGGTGGTTTTCTTGGTGGCATGCAATTCAATAGGCCCCAACTTCCTGGTGCTGGTGCAGTGGAAGGCCTTGGGGTTGAATTTGGCATGGCAGCCAAGCAAGTGTTATTATTTGGCACTGCCTACAAAGCATTAGCATTCGCGACAGATTTTCCCGCCCAAGTAGGGCAAGCCGTAAGCCAATTGCAAAGCTTTAGAAATACTCTCAAAGCAATAACTCCGTCAGCGACAGAATTTGGCACGTCAACTAAATTTATTGTTTCACTGGTGGATCAATACAATATTCCGCTTCAATCTGCAAGGGAAGGTTTTGCTAAATTATATGCATCGATGAAACCCGCTGGTTTTTCTGGCGCAGAAATTCGTGGATTGTTTGAAGGTATTTCCATGGGTGCGGCCACCTTTGGCATGAGTGCTGACAAGGTTGATCGCGTTATGTATGCTTTTGCCCAGATGGCCAGTAAAGGGCAAGTGATGAGCGAAGAACTCAAGGGACAACTTGGAGACGTTTTACCAGGTGCGCTTGCTTTGTTTGCTCGATCCGCAAAGATGAATGTACAAGAATTTGGAAAAGCAATGGAGGATGGCGCGTTCAAGGGGAAGGCGATGCGTCAGTTGCTTATCAATGTAGGGGCAACCATGAAAGAGGAGTTTGGCCCTGGTGCCGTTGGCGCTGCATTGACATTTCAAGGTGTAATGAATAGATTGCAAACTAGTGTTGTTTTATTTTACGAAGCATTTGAGCCAGCCGCAATTATTTTTGCCAACACCTTTGTGCTTCCATTGACTAATGGTATCAGAGTTGTAACTGATGGATTTAAGCAGTTAATGACAGGCCAGCAAGCTGTCACTCAAGGTGGCGCTGAGTTGGCAGCCCAAATGCAACCACTCATTCCTGCCTTCCAAGGAATTGCAGCTAATCTTGTCAAGGTAGGGCAAGCTGCGGCAACTGTCATTAAAGGTGTAATGCCTGTAGTTCAATTGATGCTTCAACTGGCGGCATCGCCGGTAGTTGGCTGGCTTGCTCAAATGTATGCATCAACATTGTTGTTGCATGGAGCATTTGTATTGCTTGGTGGCAATGTATTGCTTGGCCTAATTGCCGGACTGGCCCGAGTGGCCATTGTATTTGCTGGAGTGTCTTTGGCAGCAACTACTACTAATACAGCGCTAGTTGGCACTCAATTGCAGTTAAGGATGCTTAGTTCTGGTGTTGCCATGACGGGAGCTGCAATGACTGGGTTCGCGGCAACAGTGCGGGCGGCAATGTTGACGACAGCAGTTGGGGCTGTTGTTGTAGCCGTGGGTATCATGATTAGTGAATTGATGCGCTTGCGAGGAGTGCAGGATGAAATTGAGGGTAGATATAAAAGTCTGGGAGATCAAGCTCGGCTAATGGGAGAAAGCGGCAACACCCAAGGCATACAACGTCTTCGCGATGCCGCAGTAGCACAAGCAAATACCTATGAAAAAATAATGCAGGGTATTGATAGAGCGGAAAAAGGAAGAGCAGGGAAAAGCTTCTTCAATGTAGACAAGGAAACTGCTGATTTAATAAAACGAGCAGGGCAAGGTTCACTGCTTACTGGTGGTACACAAATAAGCGCTGGTGACATAGCAAACCTTAAGGCAGCGATAAATTTGAATAGAGAAAGATTCAAGGAGAACGAAAAAATAAACAACGATCAAATGGCAAAGGCACGAAGGAGGCAGGCCGAGATGGATTCTGCATCCCAAAAGGGACTAATACCAGAAGGGGAAGGTGCAGACGAAAAGGCCCGGAAGGAAGCAGCCAGAAGAGCAGAAAAGTTAGCTAAATTGCAAGACAAACTTGCGGGAAGGGAGCAACAACTTGCCATAGATGCAGCAAATCGTCAAACAGCTCTCGACGACAGTACTTTTGCCCATAAACTTGCAATGAGTGATGCTCATTACGATCATCTTAAGGCATTGCAGGAGGATTCATTTAATCGCGAGATGTCAGGGCTTGATTCCATCGAAGCTCGTCAGAAAAAGTTCCAACAAGATTTGAAAGCAATTGAAAGCCGCCGCATTGAAAGCATAAGAAAAGCTGAAATTGACGCTCAAAAAGCTGTCCAAGATTTTAGGACGGCCAGCATAAAGGTAGCGGCAGCCAGCGGCGGTGGTGGCATGGGTGGCGGCAAAGCGCCTAAGGCTGGCCAGGTGATAGACAAAAGTGTGTTTAGGGACTGGATGGCCACGCAAGGCTTTGGGCGTACTACAGGCGATTTCACCAATGCTGGTCACTCTACACCCAATCACATGCTAAACGCAATGGATATGGGGATTCTTGGAGGTAGCAATGCGGAAGCTTTGCGGAAAACAAAAGCAATGGAGGCAAAATTAGCCGCTACTGGTGCATTTGGCGGTCAATTGTATGGACCAACAAGAGATCCCTATGGACATGGAGCAGGCAAAGGCGGAGGCAATATTCACTTACATATCCCTACGCCAGGTGGAAAAATAAAAGTAACTCCAGGTTTATCGCAACTCATGGAGACAGGTAACGTAACAACTCCTCGATCTCAAGTGGGCCTTAAGACAAGGTCTGGCGAATATGCCATGGGGCGTCGTGAAGACAAGACGAGTGGTCAATTGGCAGTGGAAATGCTAGGAATGCAGCAAGGAGAAGAGAAGAAACTACTGGCAATTCGCTATGCAAATAAACTTGCCATTGAACAAACTGTCACTACAATTAGGCAAAACATAGATACAATTTTTCCAGTCAAGGAGCAGCAACTTGAAAATGACTTGCTAGAACTACGCAACAAACTTGAATTGAAAGGCGTATCTAGGGAAGTGATTGATATGGAAGTACAAAAAACAAAGAATGCCAAGGAAAGCGCAGCAGCGCAAGCGTCTGCAACGAAAGAAATGATCTCTTCTAAAACAGCATTAAAACAATTGCAAGACAAGAAAACATTAACTGAAGACGAATCCATTTACATGGGGTACCTTGTTGAAAAAATTGCTGCGCTCAATCAAGAAATGGCAAGTCTGCCAAGCAAACAGGAGGCGTTTAATGTTCAACTAGCAAGAACTGCTGAATTGGTTGCAGCACAGAAGACTCCACAGGCAATATTGGCCAACACTGCTGCCGAACTCCAAAAGCAATACGCAGAAATGACTAATTTAGGAGCAGTGGCCACAAATGTTGCCAGCACTATTTCCGGGGCCTTTGGCACTGCATTCCAAGGCGTCATCAGTGGTTCCATGACTGCACAACAAGCGCTGTCCAGCTTTTTCAAAAGCGTAGGCGAAGCGTTCATGGACATGGCGGCCAAGATGATAGCAAAATGGATGGAAATGCAGATTATTGGGCTTGTACAGAGCCTGCTTGGTGCTGGACTTGGTGCTTTAGGCGGAGGTGCTGGTGGAGGGTTTGGTCTTGGTGGAGCAGGTAGCGGCACTGGTGGTGCAGTGGGTAGCCTTGGCGGCGCAATGAGTCCCACCACTAGCCTGCCATCGTTCTCTGATTCCTTTGGATCTTTCTCGGGTGGTGGCTTTGGAGTGGCTGGCTTTGCAGAAGGTGGCATCCCGCCAATCGGCGTACCCTCCCTTGTAGGCGAGCAAGGGCCTGAGCTATTCGTGCCTCGTACTGCTGGCACCGTCATCCCGGCGGACACTACAGCCGCCGCCATGGCACGTTATCAACGCCAAGGCAGCAGTAGCGCTCCATCCGCAATGGAAGGTCTTCCAGCCGCCGCTGGAGGCATCCCTATACTATCCATGAACTTTGAAACCACACAATTCATGGGTCAGGACTGGGTGAGCAAGGATCAGTTGGTGGCTGCCATGGCTGCAACCGAGAAACGCGCCACTGCTGCCGGAGCCAAGGCTGGAGCCCAGCAAGTGGCCACTAAAATGAGAACATCACCTGCATTCCGCAGGCAAGTAGGAGTCTAATGGCAGTCGTTGTAATTGGTAATTTTCTGACATTCACACGTCATACCGGTGGCTACAGTTATTGGCAAAATTTTTTTAACGACAATGCGGTGCGTTTCGACGGAATCGATTGGAATTTATTGCCATTTATTTATCAAGGCGCACAAAAAACACGCAATGGTGACAATATATCGAGCCAGTTAACACTGCCGACAAATCAGTTGACATTGGCCTGGGCGCGTGATGCAGTTAACAATAACTGGGTGGCCGAAGTGCGTACTTATCAGTTAGACCAAGCGTATGCACCAATCACTCCACCACGGGGGCAAGAATCATGGCTATGTACTGGCTTGAATTACAATACACAGCAGACACAAATTGAGTTAAGCAGTCCTCTCGATGCAATTGAATCCAGGGTACCAAATTTACGATTCACAGCGAAGCGTGTTGGGGCGTTGCCATCAACAGGCAATATCAGGTCCGATTGATCTTATAGGGCTCCCGTACCGTCTTGGTGCCAATCCAATTAAGCATGGCGCAACCGACTGCGTGAATCTGTGCCGATTTGTGTTGGCATGGCATGGCATTGATACGCCAACACCAACAAGGCAATGGTATCGACGACTCAAGTCTGGTGACATTTCAATTTTTACAGAACAGCTAGAATTATGGGGACATCAAACCACCACAGCAGCAGCCACAACCATTGCGCTAGTTCGCGTGGTAACGGGTTATGCAATGGCGGCTTATTTTGAAGGCGGATGGCTTCATTGCAGCACTCAAACCAGTCGGGTGATATGGTCCCCGTCCGTCAATTCAGAGGTGCTGTACTGCCCTGGGAAAAGCAATTGATGGATTCCCTGGGCATGAGTCCAGAGGAATATGCATGGTATGTAAGTGAAGTAGCCAATATACGGCCTGAACGCAGTGCAGCGTATGACCATATTCCGCATGTGGTATGCGTGCCATTGGTACCATTGGCAATGACCATTGTAGGAGCAGGTCTTAGCTACGCTGCATCGGCAATGGCGCCCAAGCCTAAGATCCCTAGGTCTGATGACCCTAGTGGTGGTAGCGCAGAAAGTTTTGAAGGTGCCAATGTATCTAATGATCGCAAGTTTACAAATGTTGATGGTTTTACTTCGGTTCAGCCAGTCGCACGGCTTGGGGAAATTGCACCGTTGGTCTTTGCTAAGCGGGAGCAGATTGGTAGTGTTTGGTATGGCGGCGTTCGTGCGGAGACAAAACTGCTATGGAGTCAATTATTAAGCCAGGGCGATGGTCAGGAATTGGTAGCATTATTTGCACTCAATTCCCAGGCAATGGCCAAGCCAGACCTTGAGGGGCTGGCTATTGGCGATACATTGTTAAAGAATTACCAAGCTCCTAAATTTTGTATTTACTATCGCAGTGGAGACGCAAGCAACAGAATTAATGACAGCACAAAGATTGGCGGAACGCTGTTGCCAAGATCTAACAATGATTTAATTTTAGCGGAATATGCCAATGAAGGTGTACAAGCTCTTTTTAGCAGCACTCGCACTCCAACTGGTAGCACTGAATTTGGCACATACCAGCCAGTGCGCAATGGTCAGGACTGGCGGTTGCCATTTAAGCGAGTCAAGGTTCGGTGGGACACTCGCAACGCAACGGCGCAGCAATATGAAGCGTTCGGACTAGCAGAGGCAGAGCGCTTTAAGATTCAAAGTTATTATGGAACATTTTGCGGCATTAATAAAATTGACGTTACCGAAGTTGGTGGTGTATATAGGAACAACTTTGATCTAGATGGCAATGAAATTGAATACACGATTTATGCTGACAAAAGCGAGCCATCCCGTGGGTCGCAAGGAGTTGCCGACATCATAAACAAGCGGAAAACACTTGGAGAGCAAGCAGATGCTGCATTTACCATTGGTGAAACTTATTCAATTGGATCAGCCCAAGGCGTTTGCATAAGCGCTAGCACAACCGCCCCATATGACGGGACATTTTCTAAAACTTATAGGTTTAAAATTACTTCTCGCGGCATTGTGATGCTTTTGGGATTAGGGAGCATTAACCATTATGCGTCCTTTAGCGGCCCCTATGGAGCCTTTACAACTGATCTGACAATTTCAAAGATTGCCATTGCGAATGTAGCTACCACCAGGGCCGTCAACCAAGTAGAGATAGGAATCAAGTCAACTGTATACAAAAAATTCAATGGAATTGTAAATTTTGCAGGCATTCCAGCGGAGTCACTTGCTGATGCGATTGAAGCAGGTGGTGGTAATGTAACATATGGTACATACTCTGACTATGGTATTCGCTATTCATTTTTCTACGTTGAATATCGCAAGTCGGTTGGCTCGGAATCATGGCAAAGGGCATATGACAAGCCATTTGGTATAAAGGGGATGGCGCCAGTCGCGCAATTTAATTTTATTCGTTTGGCTTTTTATCAAGGCAGCGATATGTATGAAGTACGTTTTGTGCCATTATCGGGTGGTGAATATATTTTAAAGCATCGACAGGCACGCATCTTGGACGCCAGTGGCGGCAGTTTGCAAACATTTAGATCGCCCAATGGCAATGCCAGCATTAGCTATGTTGGCACCCCTGAAGTTACTGTTGACTGGGAAGAAGCTACAAATTCTGTTATGTTTTATGGCGACAGATTGGCCATACCGGCATCCAATGCAGCAGTCACATCCATTCAGCCAAACTCATTGGCTACTAGCAGTCCACCGGCAGAAGGCGTTTATGCCACTTCAGGTGGAGGGGGCTCGGGGCTCACTGTAAGAGTGAGACACGAAGAACTGTTTGGCGCAATGTCGGCGACTACAATCACCACTGGCTGGCGGCAGCGATGGTTGCATCAGGGTGTTCAAGGAGTACCATTGCCAACGAGTGCAGGTCAAACAACAGGCACTATTTTGACACTTTACAATGGTAATCGTGGCAACATAATAGTACCAATTGAACTATATAGCGTTGCTGTTAATGATCCAGTTTACAATACTGACATGATTGCCGCTGGCTACGGTAATTGTGCGTATGGATGGATTAGCGAACTGCAGGTCAATGAAACCACTCGTGTCGATGGCTTCAATGGTCAAGTGGATAATGGAGACCAATTTTTTATAGAAATACCTCCTGGCTGGTCGTCTTCAGTTACAAGAGTAGGAGTACAACTGAACACAACTGTTACGACAATAACAAAGCTGGACATCGTGAATCCTGGCAGCAACTATACATATCGCAGCACGTTCACTGTAAATGGCACTAGCTTGCCAGCAATCATGATTCTTGGCCTTGAAAGTAAGGCAGCACAATCCGCGAACACAGCCAAGGTATCAATATGGGATGCAGTGTCTGATGTGTATTTGTTTGGCGAAGAAGAGGGAAGCCATGAAAACAGTCCTGAACACCAAATTGTATACGTAAACGAACAACGTAAAAATCTGACTGCCCCGCTTTACGAAAATTTGGCCTTAAGTGCCATGCAACTACGCAGCGGCAAGGATTGGAGCAGTTTTAGCAACTTTAGCTACTACGCTAAGACTGGACAGATTATTCCGCTGATGATTGATAGTGGTGGCAATGCAGTTAATTCGCCAACAAACTTAGGTGTCACAGGTGCCAGTCACTTATTCCCTGAGATCTTGCGAAATCTGTTGCGCTCTACCGTCTATGGTTCCGGCGCACTGGTGCCGGAATCAATGATTGATTGGGATGGATTTAGGGATGCCGCTCGTGCATGCCAAGCAAATAAATGGTTTTTTGATGGGGCGATAACCAGCCAGTCTAATGTTAGAGAATGGGCCTATCAGCATGCTCCATATTTCATGCTTGATTTTATAGTAAAAGGTGGAAAAATATCACTTGCACCTGCTTATCCCATTGATCCCGGATCAAGCAATGGATATGCTATTGACTATAATCGAATACCAAAAGTAAGCGCACTGTTCACTGATGGCAATATCATTGAGGACAGCTTGGAAGTTACTTGGTACTCTACCGAGCAGCGCATTGCGCCTCAGGTGGTGGTTAATTATCGGCAGGAGATAGAAAATGGCTTTGCTGAAACCCGCAGTGTACTAGTACGGCTGCTTAGTTCAACGGAAGCGGCACCAGTCGAGGCTATCGATTTCACTGGATTTTGCACCAACTTAGAGCATGCCAAAACATTTGCAAAATTGCTCATTCAAGTGAGAGCGAATACCACGCATACTATTACTTTTAAAACATTGCCGGAATCCATTGCCCTTGAACCAGGCGCTTATTTTAAGTTGTCCAGCGTGGCGCGACATGTTACATCATTTGAAAATGGTTACATTTTAGATTCAGGCAGAGTGGTCACGAGTACCAGTCTGAATGGGCAGACTGTGAATGTATATTGGTGGCGGCCTGGGCAGGCTACTGTTGAGTCAGCATCAATGCAAGTTGATAACAATGGAATCGTCACTGATCCTAAGTTTTCTGGAGCAGTCTTTACCGTTTACGATCCTTCTGATCAGTTTCCACGATTATACAAAGCCGAATCCATCAGCTATGATGAAGATGGCCTTCTCGAAATTGGAGCTAGTCATGTTGGCACCAATGCAGCAGGCGCTATTTCTTATCTGGACCTAGACGATAGGAAATTTACAATTGAGGTGCAGTCATGAGTTCGCCCCAGGGGCCAGATTTTCCTAGCTTAGTGCCTACCAGCCGGTCAATGGTTCCTGGCGACTTTCCTAGCAAAACATTTTCGTCGCAATCTGGCATTCAATCTACAGTTCAATATGGCAGCCGCCGTAGCGGGCAAACCTTGGAATTGGTTTACGACAACTGCTCAGAAGCAAATGCAGCCGCCATCTATGATCATTATTTGGCATGCAAGGGTACCATTTACTTCTTTGGAGTGCTAGAAGGCGCTAAGTCTGGAAATTCTACATTTCACTTGGGCAATACCAGCGCAAGTGCATCCAACCGCTATAGCGCAGCACCATTTGGTATGAGATATAAATATGCCGAACCACCGCAATTCACCAGTGTAAAACCTGGTCGAATGTCGGTTACAATTAAGTTTGTTGGGGTGCTTGATTCCTGATGACTTATTACAGCGGCAAGGACGGCACACTGACATACAATGGCACAGCGGTTGCAAAAGTCTCAAGCTGGAGCTTTTCTGCAAGCGTTGATACGCTGGAGACTACAGTTCTTACGGATTCCGACCGCTCTTATGTGCCAGGTTTGCGTCAATTCAGTGGCAGCGCCACGATCTTTTACTATGAAGACGTAGGCAGTACAGCACCAGCACCTAAGCCGTTGTTGGAGAAAATTATCAGCACCAGCGCCATTGGCGAATCTGGTGTTACGTTAAGGCTGGGCTGGAGTAGCAGCAAATATATTCAAGGCAGTGTCATCATCACAAGTGGCGAATTGAGCTGTGCAGTTGGAGAAGTAATGCAAGCTACAGTTCAATTCCAATTTACTGGTCCATTGAATGGAGTTACCTTATGACAGTATATGTAGGTGAGTCTGGCAACGTAGAACTGATTAGAGATAGTGGCGATACGATTGCGGGAACAGTCAAGGTTTCAAGCGTGGATGCTGCTAAAGGCATGTTTAGTTTTGACTTTCAGTCAAGCGCTTTTGTGACTGGTGATTTTGTTGAATTCAGAAGCAAAAGCAATGTTGCGCTATCTTTTGTGTCAGGATGGACCTACACAAGGGGTAATTGGTTTGTTAATATTGATCAACTGGGTGGCTTGCGTTTGTATACCACCTACTCAAATGCCATTGCTGGCACTTCGACTGGCAGGGTCGCACTTGCCGCACCAGCATCAGATATTGCAATCAGTTGTACAATTTTAAATGCAATGCCCAGACTGCTGGGGCAGATAGTCAGTTACGAGCTATCTACCGATAGAGAGGCAGTTGACACGACTGGACTGGGTGATGAATTTAGAAATCAATACAGTACATTAATCACAGGATCTGGCACTATTGATTGTATTTTTGATTACGCCACTGCGGGTGACACTGAGATTGCGGTATATTTGCACAATTTAATTTTGCGCCAACAATTTGGCAGTGATTTTAAGGCCAATCTTTATATACTGCGCGAAGGTCAAGCGGAAGGAACCAATGCGGAAAACGATGCGGTATGGTATGAGATCAATGGCGTCATGACAAATGCAGCAGTTAAATGTACTGCAACCGATATCATCGAAAGCCGATTTACGTTTGTAACGACAGGTGAAATCAAATTGAGGGTCCAAACTACTACATGGGCAGATCTACTGCTTAATGCTGGTGGTGATAGACTGGTGTTAAGCACCGCTGATGGTGACATTCTAGAACTCGGAGAGGAACTGTAATGGCCAACCAGCGGATAGATCAATTAAACTCTGAAACAACGCCAGCAGCCGTAGACCTGCTCCCCATATACTCAATATCAGGAAGCGATACCAAAAAAATTACAGTTTCAGGATTGATAAGTTCAGGGGTTACACTGATTAGCGATGCCTCAATTCCAGTTTCCAAGATTAATCTTAGTGGCATTAGTGGCACCAATCTTACCGATGGAACTGTCACTATTGCCAAACTTAACACCAGCACTATTCCCGTTGCCAGCGGCCTGACGGCGACTGGTGGCCTCCTGGGACTAGTGGCACCTACCAGCCCGATTCAGCGCAACGGAAGCACTGGCAGTCTTGAGCACGCAGCAAGCACGGTCGCATCTGGCGTCTATACCAAAATCACCGTAGATTCCAAAGGCCATGTAACGTCCGGCACTACATTGTCTGCCGCAGACATTCCATTAGCTACTACTGTGGCAGTTGGTGGTATTTCCGTTGGCACCGGCCTTAGTGTTACTGGTGCTGGCGTGTTGAATCATAGCAATAGCACCACATCAGGCACGACGAATGGAGTGACCATCGATGCACAGGGGCATGTAACTGGCATAGTTGCACTGGTGTCTAGCGATTTGCCTGTAGCTACCACTGGAGTACCTGGGGCTGTCAGTCCTGGCACTGGCACCTCAGTCAATGGCGCCGGTGCACTGAGTGTTACTGCCGCCACCTCCAGCGCCTTGGGTGGTGTGATCGTCGGCGGTGATTTTGCCGTTAGTACCGGCACCATTTCGCTGGCGACCCAGGCTGGCCTTACTGCTGGTACATACCCGAAAGTCACGGTAACGACAAAGGGCATCATCACCGCTGGTACCAGTTTGACTGCGGCAGATATTCCAAACCTAGATGCCAGCAAGATTACTACCGGCTCAATTGATATTGCGCGTGTTGCTAGCAACACTGTTACAGGCGCCAAGCTAGCAAATTACGCCATTACCAAGATTGGCGATACTCAACCAACTGCCGATCAAATTGGGCAATTCTTCTTTAATCCGCTAAGCCGCGACTTATTCCTCTGGGACGGCAACGTATTCCAGCCGATTGGTATTTCAGTTGGTGAAATTGTTTTTGCTGGTACGTTCGACGCCTCAGCAGGCGGCGGCACCGGTCACGTTGCGTCAGTTACAGCAGAAGGCACTGCCATTGGCTTGGTGGAAGGCTCGCCATTGCCTGCGGCTGCTACTGCCAATAATCGCTACTACCTAGTTGTAAGCGAAAGCGGCACCATTACTAGCGGCAATGCGCCCAATGTTGCGCTAGCACCACCTGACATCGTGCTATCGACTGGTATCGAATGGACAGAAGTCGATGTGTCGCAGACATTCACCAGCGTTAGTGCATCGCAAGTTGCATTTACGCCAGAAGGCACAATCGCTGCGAATAACGTTCAGGCCGCAATCGAGGAAGTAAACAACGAAAAGCTAGGCCTTGCTGGTGGCACGGTAACAGGCAACTTAGAGATTGGCACTGCTGGCAGTTTGAGCTTTGAAGGCTCGACGGCAAACGCATTTGAGACCACGCTGGCGGTTGTTGATCCTACGGCTGATCGGACAATCACACTGCCCAATGAGACTGGTACTGTCATCGTCAGCGGCAATGCCTCGATTGTCAATGCTGACATCAATGCCAGCGCTGGGATTGCCTACAGCAAGCTCGCCACACTAACCAGCGGCAACATCCTGGTTGGCAATGGCAGCAACGTCGCCACTAGCGTTGCGATGAGTGGCGATGTAACGATCACCAACGCAGGCGTGGCGGCGATTGCATCCAACGTGATTGTCGATGGCGACATCAGCGCTAGCGCCGAGATTGCAGTTAGCAAATTAGCTGATGGCACTGCCCGCCAACTGCTGCAGACCGACGCTGCTGGCACCGGCGTGGAATGGACTGACAACGTAGATGTACCAGGCACCTTGGACGTAACAGGCGCCGCAACATTTGACGGCACCGTTTACGTGGGTGGTGCGTTGACGCTGGAAGGCACCACCGCCGATGCGTTTGAGCTGACGTTTGCCTGCGAGCCAACCGCAGACCGTACCGTTACGCTGCCGGACGCCACCACCACCCTGGCTGGCCTTGGCGTAGTGCAGTCGTTCACCGTTGCCCAGCGGGGCACCGTTTCGGCGCTTGGATCGGTTAGCGGCACGGTGACAATTGATCTTGCCACTGCCAATAATTTCAGCCTCAGCTTGCCCGCAGGTGGGACGGTAACGCTTGCTAATCCAAGCAATCAAACTGCTGGTCAGTCTGGTGTTGTGACAATCACTCAAAACAGCGGCACTGCGGCCACCGTTGCCTATGGAGGCAACTGGAAGTTCCAAGGTGGTGCGCCCAGCGTGAGTACCACGCTTAGCAGCGTAAACGTGATTGCTTATTACGTTGAATCTTCTAGCCGCATTACCGCCCAACTGCTTACCAACACCGTCTCATGATTGTTCCAGGTTCTGTTAATCCTTTACTGCTGGCATCTGCTGCCGCTGCTGGCGGACTCCAAGTGAGTAGATCCCTCCGCTTCAATTCTGCGGATAGTGCATATTTAAACCGTACGCCTGCATCTGCTGGCAACCGCAAGACCTGGACCTGGAGCGGGTGGGTGAAGAAAGTAAATAACACAACTTCACGGCAATTTATTTTTAATGCAGACACAACAAGCAACAACAGTACGATTGAGTTTAATAGTAATGCAATTAGTGTTTTTGATTACAATTCCAGCGCGTACCAGTGGCAGGTCGTAACCAGCGCAGTATTTAGAGATAACTCTGCGTGGTTGCATCTTGTTGTTGCTGTTGACACAACTCAAGGCACAGCGTCCAACAGGGTCAAGGTCTATGTCAACGGAACACAGCAAACGTTGAGCACGGCAAACTATCCAACGCAGGATTATCAATCAAAAGTCAACGCAGCAGTTGACCATCGGATTGGCTCATTGTCTGGCGACACAAGTTTTAATCTAGATGCGTACCTTGCCAACATCCACTTCATCGACGGTCAAGCACTTACCCCGGCATCATTTGCGGAGACTGACGCAACCACCGGGCAGTGGATACCTAAAGCATTTAGCGGCGGCAGTTATGGCACCAATGGTTTTTATTTAAGATTTAACGATAACTCCACTACCGCTGCGCTGGGCACTGATAGCAGCGGCAATGGGAATACATGGACAACTAATAACTTATCCGTCACCGCTGGTGCAGGCAACGACAGCCTCGTAGACTCCCCCACTAACGGGTCGCAAACAGATACCGGCGTGGGCGGCGAGGTGAGAGGCAACTATGCAGTACTCAACGCTTTAAATAAGGGTTCTAACGTCACACTTTCCAACGGGAATCTAGAAAGTTCACATGCCGGTTCTAGCGTTCATAGCAGAGCAGTTGGTACTGTTGGAGTTAGCTCAAGCAAGTGGTATTTTGAAGCAACATTAACCACACTTGGTGGACAGTGGCCTGCTGTTGGTGTTGCTTTCTCAAAATCAACCGACATGGCTACATATGTTGGAGCCGAAACTGGGACGGTTGGCTATTACGGCGGTGGCGGTGTCAACGGTGGGGGCGGCGGGCGTACCTACAGCACCTATACAACTGGTGACGTTATTGGCGTTGCCATTGACTTAGACAATAGTCGTGTTACTTTCTACAAAAATGGTGCCAATGCAGTTACTTCTGGCACAACTTATGAATCCATAACGGCTGGCGAAGTCTACGTTCCTGCCGTTAGTGGTTATGGCAGTAGCGCAGCCTGGGCTTGCAACTTCGGCCAACGCGCCTTTGCCTACACCGCACCATCGGGCTTCAAGGCACTCAATACAGCT